CCAAGGCTTTCTTGTCAGCAGCAACAGACCATAGTGACATATTAGGCTTTATTCGTACCATATTAAAACCAAGAGCTTTATCATATGTATTAGAATTAACACCACCCGTGCTAACTGTAGACCACAGATTTTTATCTATTACACTTCTTATCATAAGTTACTCCTAGGACTTCCTTGATTTGTTGCTACAACCCCACCATTTTTTTTGGGCATACTCTTTAATTGCTTTCCAAATGCTACAGCCATAGCATCTATATCAGCAGGAGTTAATTGAACTTTAATGGGTGCATCACCTTTAACTTTACTAGCAAGTTTACCTTGAGGTACGTTTATACCATCTACAGCATCAGCAAGAGGGTCTGTGTGTGATGCTGAATCTCCTGTAGAACTAATACCTGAACGTGCTTTGGCATAGTTTAAATTTTTAGGCTCTATGTGCCATGCTTCACCAGCAACGGGACGATCAAATCCCCACTTTTGCATCAAATTACTGTATCCTGGAACTTTAAGGTTTACCGCACCATTACCACCCATAATATTTGCCTCGGGTGAGTTTATGTCCATCGCATAACCATAGTTGTGCATAGACGCTCCTGGTCGTGCCACAGGATCAGGATTTAATCCTGCCGATTTTTCTTTAAGATATGTGTTATATAGTTCAGTCTGTTCAGCTATACTTCTATAACCCGAGTTGATTTGTACGGTATCCCCTCGCATCCCCCATTTATTTCTATGACCTGGGTATTGCTCATTCATAAGAGAATTATACTCTCCAAACATACCATTAAAGTTGTGCCATACATCATTTTTAATTCCACCAAGTCGAACACCTGATTCTGTGTAATATGCATCAGATGAACGCTTAGTCATATCTAATCCGTGTGATGGTAATCCACCTGATCCAATATTTCTAGGAAGACCGAAGTTTCCTCTCAAATATGATCCGTCAGCTTTAGGTGAAGCCTTTCCACTATTTTGTAATTTTTTATTTTGTAATTTTTTATTTTTTCTAGCTTTATGTTTAGCCTTTGCACCTTTTTCATCACCAATCATCCCAAGATCTCTAGCCATCATAGCTGCTTCAATACCCACACCAACCGCAGTACCTGCACCAGGTGCAACTAAATTTAAAAACCCTGATGCTCCCGCACCAACCTCCATACCCGCACCAACAAAATCACCTTTTAGTGCTCTACTAACAGCAAATGGTAGTGATACTAAAGCACCTATTAATGGGAGACTATTTGATGCGGTTTTAGCAACAAGTTTTGCTGTACCTTTTGTTGCTACTGTCTTTCCTGCTAACTGTGCAGCCTTCTTAGTAGCAGCCTTCTTAGCAACGGCTTCAGCAGTCTCTTTAGCTGCTTTATCCATAGCCTTTTTAGTCGCTTTTTTTCTTGCTTTTCTTGATAAGTTCTTTTTAGCACCCTTCTTAACAGTCTCTTTAACAGTCGTTTGAGCACCCTTCTTAGCAGCCTTTTCAGCACCCTCCTTAACAACCTTGTCCGTAACCTTTTCACCAAAGAACTTCTTTAGCCCAGGTATCTTGTTAAGTTTGCCCGCCAACTTAGCACCCATACTTGTAAAGGTAGAACTCACTTTTTGAGCTAATGTTGCCATTGCTTTTGAGAGGAATCGTACAGGAGTGCTTAACATGTCAACATTACCCGTTAGAAGTGCACCGATAATACCACCGACAGCTAATAAACCACCAAGACCATTACCGAGACCACCAAGAATACCTTTTTTAGATATGATGTCTAACTTTTTATTCATCTGACCAAACTTAGTATTATTATCCTTGTCGTAGGTTTTACCTTTTTTGAAACTGCTTTTTTTAGGCTTACCTGATTTGGCTAGTGTTGATAATGCTTTAGCGATAGACTTAGACTCACCATTTTGACCAGAATCGTTATTTTTTTTGGTGAGTGCTTTAAGTAACTGCTCTTGACTCTTCAAGAGTTTAGTCATACTCTTATTGATAGACTTGGATGACTTATCAATAGATTTTAGGGAAGTGATTTGTGTTTTTTGGTTAGCAAGTATAGATTTAACACTTTTGGTGATGTTTTTACTTACATCACCAAGTGTGCTACTTAGTTGGTCATTATTTTGCTTAATAAACTGTTCTACTCGAACACCATTTAAAAATTCATTATCTGCCATTATTATTCACCATTTTGATTAGGTTGATTATTCATTTGAGAAGGACTAACCCCTAAATTAGACATAGACGTTCGTCCCTGTCTTTCGGTAGCTTCATCATTTTCACGATTTCTCTCATCAACAAGACGCTCAAAACGCCAAATAAATTCCCAGTATTCCCATTGATTGTAGTCAAAGGGAATACCGATCGCATTAGATATCTGAAATTCTATTTCTAATATTTCATCTAGCTTTATACGTGGGAAGAAAGAAATCGGGGTGAAACGTAATCCCTAATTGGGACTCACCTCCACACTCACTACACACAACAGACATAGTAGACTTTATACCAACATTATTATCACCTAGAAGTGTTGTTAGTGTAGCAAAGTCTCCTGGTTGCATATCTAGTAAGTAGTTATATGTTGAAATAGAATCTAATGATGTATTATTGATAGTGTCTATCATGAATGAAATCGCAAGGAGTTCATCATCAACAGGTTCACCTGATTTTTCAATAGCACTTCTATATTTAACATTAAATGTTGATAATGCTAATTCATCTTTAATTTGTAATAGTTTTACTTTGATGGTGTCACCGTTAGACAGTACAATACTCTTACTAGGATCATAATCATCGTCTATGTAATCAACATCAACATTTTCGATATCAAAGTGATATGTGGTATCTTTATCACACTTATCACACCCAAAACCAACAACATATTTGTTATCACGGAAAGAATTCGCTCTTAACCATAATAATAGATACATTTTGTCAGCAGAATAAATATCATTAATATTTATACCACGAATACTTTTTCTGAGAATATCGTTAACTATTGTATCAGCATTATCATCAGTCAATGCTGTAAGTTTTTTTATTTCAATAACCTTTAAAGGTCTTGCAACAATTTTAGTACCATCAGGGTACAATTTGTATTTTGTAGGGATATCATCAATATCCCAATAGTTAATATCATCTTGCTTCTCAGGAGTTATTGTGACTCCGATATTATCAGCGGTATTACCAACTGATGTGTCGGGTATGTCTGTTGCCTGTTGTTGCATCTGTGCCATTAACTCTAACATCTTTTGTTCTGAAACTTTAGTTTCGTCTATAGCAGGAAGTTCAGGTCCCTCAGTAACAACATCGTCTGTATTACTCATTTGCATAATATGTTCCTCATTTTACTAATTTCAATTTTATCTAAAAATCCTAGTAGGGTCTAACGATAGTCTACTAGTTGATATGACATCTGTAGCTACAGGAGCATCATCGTATGTCATAATATCTGTACCAAACTTCAATGTATATTTCACACTATCAGTTGACGTGTAGTCACTTGTTATCTGTTCTGCACCTAAAAAGAATACATCTTTTGCAATATACTGTGACACAGGCACACCTGTTTGTGTGTTTTGTATGATCATTATTTCACCTAGCCTTGATAATGCAGGGGCTACATGATAACCTTTACGAATAACACTCTCTTGCATTTCTTGTATAAATCCTGCAATAGTACCATCAATATCTTCTTCGAATGTTATATTAATATCCAAACCCTGTTCTTTAGTAAGAACAGGGTATGTATATTGTGTAGCACCCATATGTAGACCATCACCTCGTGAAAACGAGGGTGTAGGTACATCAACAGATAATATATGAAACGGTAATAATCTATCAAAAAAAGGTAAATGGTTTGTATTCTTACCATATTTATATTTATCGAAATTTAAAAACACACTAAACATATATCCATTAACAATGGACTTGTTTTTGTAAAAATTATCAATAGTATTAAAATGTGGTAATGTTGTTAAACCCATAAACCCTCCTATATCACGTTACTGTAGTATCAGGAAATAATGTCCAATAGTCATATTGGAACGTTACATCATATTTAACTGATTCGTTTCCATCATATGCCATAGACACTTCACCAACATTTTGAACCCATGCGTTATGGAATCTAATTTGTTTAAGAAGTGGAACTCCTGCATAATTATACAAAATAAGAAACATGTCTTTTGTTAGTAAACTCTTTTGGAGTTTCTTAGACTTACCCGCAGTAGTTAAACTAGCAGGATTCGTATTAAATATATTTTGTTGCCATTCATAGAAAATTCTCTGAATTGCCATATCTTCTGTATCTTCGAATTGTACAGACACTGTACCACCACCTGGATCGGCTTTACCTGGGAAGAACTGACGTGTTCCCATGAAATTCGATGTGATAGGTTCGTTCGAACGTTGCGGTATCGAAATACTTCTACACCTTACCAATAAATCCTCTGCATCAAGCCATGCTGATGGTGCAACTCCACTAATTCCAGGAACAAATAATTGCCACATGAAATTACGTTGCACATCAGGAAACTTGCTTGCACGACCATTGATAGTAAAATTAAGAGGATTAAACGCCCCTCCTAGATCACTTTTTCCCATCATTGTCTCCTTGTTATAAATAACACGCTCTTTCACATATTATTTATATATTTTAAAAATGTACAAAATGGGGGGTAAATTATACCCCCCCACCAAATACTATACATATTTTAGTTAAGCGTATTTAAGTTGTACATCACTAAAACTAACACCTGTTCTAGTCACAACTGTTGTGAATTGAATAAATTCAATTGTCTTAGTTGGTTGTACATAAATATCCACATTTAATTGATTAGAATCTATCACTGTTGCTGTGTTATTTGACTCATCACATACAACGGTGTAATCGTATAGACCATCACCCGCTCGAATACCCGCTAAGAATTCATCTATTACGGAGAATACTCTAAGTCTTGTCTGTTGAGTGTTATTCTCAAACAGGAAGTCTTCAAGTGAATTCTCGATATTAGTTTGAATGTAAATAAGATTACGTCTTACGTTAATTCTATCAAGAGCAGATTTCTTGAGTTGTGCTGTCTTCTGACCCCACATTACAAATCCTGCACCTTGAACAAATTTAACAGAGTTGATATTTCTATCATACATCTTACCAATTTGATCTTTGCTAAATATTTTGTTTTCATCTAATACAGATAGAGTTCCTCTTGCGACACCTGCTGGTGCGTACCAAGGATCTGCCAATCTGTCCACTCTTGCATAAAGAGATGCACCGAAGAGAGAGTTTGGAAGATACACATACTTATCGTTGTAGTTATCGTAAACACGAGAGTAACCCGCATACAATGACATAAACGATGCGTAAGGATATCCATACTGCTCTTCATTGATAATATCTCTATAATCGAGTAATGTAACGTCACCAACTTGGTTAGAGGCAATACAATCACGTCTAACATTACAAAGGTCAGCAACTGCTTGTTTATCTTCTTGTGAGAAACTTGGATTAATCAAGATCTGAACAGGAAGTTCTTCTCTATTTTCAAAGTATGACCAAAATTCTGCGTCTCTACCCCAAAAACCAGGAGTCATAGTGTCAGCACCACCCTGTAATTTCGCAAGTCGTCCTTTATTTGTAACATAAAAACCTGCACCATCTTCACCTGTTGGTGTATGGAGAGATTCATCTATAAATCCTGACTCGAAATCCCATGTTGCTGTTGGTGCTGTATCTGATCCACCGAATGATCCGTCAGCTTTAACATACACAACTTTAGAGTTACCATTGATAGAACGTTCGATAAATAATTCATTACCATCTGTGTCTAACATAGGTTTCATTGTACCATAGAAAACTTCTATTGGTTCATCTCTAAGTTTTTTAACTTCTTCGTCAGCTTTATTAACATACAACTCATTCCACTCTTTATTGTCAGGACGTTTAAATACTGACACCTTAATAACTTCACTAGCTATTGGGAAATGTGTTTTAACTTCTGTTGGTCCACCATTCATCAAACCTGATGCTGATGTGTATTGACCCGAAGTACTAAATGTAGCACTACAAGCACTATTAGACATGCTCTGATAACCACCCGAGATAGACCATACACCTGTATCAGGATTAACAGTAGAACTCTTAATCACACACTCAGGAACCTGAGCAGGAATAATCTCATTGTAACCTGTACCACTTAAAGCACTATACACACCCCAATCACCTGCACTCTGAACATAATCCACAGCATCGATAGGGATAAATGGGAACGCTGATAACGAACAAGCTGATTGTGCTCCGCTTACACTAAATGGTGCATCGAATTGAATCTCGTTAAAACCACTAGTTTTATAAGCAACCTCAGATGTAGGTATCCACACCTCAGGAACATCAAAACCATGCTCTGCTTTAGTAGCACTTAACTCTACAGGATACTCGTCATAGCTATAAAGCCATTCAGATTCAGGGCTGATTGTTTCAACAGTCACAGCATAGCTATCACCATCAACACCAGGTCCTACGTAACCTACAAGAAGTTTACCTAGCATTTCACTATCTCTATAAAACTCATCATAAGTAGAGATACGTTCTTTTGTATCAAATACATCAAGAGGTGCGTCTGTAACAGATATACCCGCACTAGTAGACCACATATCACCTTGAGTAGCACTAGATGTAAATTCAACGGTAGAGTATTTATCTCCATCGTCATACGCTCTAACTACAAATAATGTGTTTGATTCTTTTAAAAATTCGATAGCACCATAAGCACCGTATCCCAATTCAGGAACGAGACTTCCACCAATAGCAGCTTCATAAGGATTTTTATCATCTAATCCATTTACAAAGTATGGTTCACCGAACGCTTCTATATATTCCTTGTCATTAGTCACAAGAACAGGTCTTCTAACAGGACCCTTCTTTGATCTAACCACCGTACCACCGTTAGATACACCTTGTGCGATTAAAATCTCACTAAGGTCTATTTCTCTACGGTATACACCAGGAGCTGAATATCCACCTGCCATATTTTCCTCCGTAATTTAATTAATTAATTTTCTAATCTACTCTAGTATTTATATATTTTAAGTTGGTAGAAACATGATAGGTCCACTATTACTTAAATCATATTGATCATCTAAAGTTTTTACTTCTAAATTTTCACCATCAAAGTATGGTGTTATAAGAAAGTATAACGCCCACAGTAGCGAGGTTACACAGTCATCATGTGTCGAACTTGTCTCTGCTTGAAACACATTCGGACGCACTTCAACATATTTTGATAATTCTAAAATTGTGTGCTCATCTTTCAAATTTAAGTATTTCTCATCAATATATCGTTTTAGTAATATATTAGCTTGAAGTTTACTTTTACTTGTTGAACGAACACCTAAACCTTTAGGGTCTAAATTGATAATGTTGTCGTACTCATACTCATACCAAATAGCCTGAGTTAGTGCTTCACCAATACCATTGTTCTCAATCATCATTTGAGCATCATTATAATACTTAGCGATACCAATACACACCTGTGCAAAGTCGTGTGGGGATATCATATTTTCCCTATATATCGCTACTTGATCAATTTCGTGCTCTCCATTGATTCTAATTACCTGTACAACACTATAATCTCGTCCTGTACCTTTACCTGTATCAATTCCCAACACATATGTAGCATTCTTCTCAGGATGCTCGAAAATACTTAACGCATGATTCCATTTAGAATCTATAGGCTGCCGTATAACCATTCTCTCTAATGCTTCGGGATCAATAAGTGTATCACTTGATCCTAAGAACCTACAACCATACTCCTGATTAAACTTAGCAATATTGTTGTTGAAGGTTTTTAATGCTTCAATTTTCCATGCATCATCACGCTCAGGGTGCTCCCACCAATTAACCTTAATAGGGAAGAAGTTGTTAGCAAGATCAGGATCTGATTCTGTCGCACCTCGCCAATAAGCATAGAAGTGATTCATACCTAGAGGTGTTGATACAATTATAACTTTCGACGTTTTACCCGATGATACTACGGGTAATGTCGCTGTAATGAATTCTTCCGCAACGTGTGGTTTTACTTTCGCAAACTCATCCAAATATAGTAATGAAACAGTTTCACCTGAAATAGAGTCAGAAGATGTAGTAGCAGCGATCATACGCATACCATTTTCTAACTCAATTGATTTTTCATTCCATTTTATGATACCCTGTTGCATCCACAAGGGAAGCATACCATAAGCACCTTTAACACGTCGCAATACTTCTTGTGCCGCTGTTTCTTTGTTTGCAAGAATTGCGACCACCTTATCTTTATTGAACAGCATAAAGTGTAGGAGATACACAGACGACATTGTAGACTTACCCATCTGTCGAGGCATAAGAACGATAGCGTTCTTTTTACCATCAATAGATTGAGATGTAAACACTTTAAGAGCTTTCTTCTGAAAGTCAAATAATTTTATTCTATGTTTACCATCGTCAATGTTCGTAATGTAAAAATATTTCTCTGCAAAGTATAATATGTCTTCCGCACATTTAAAATATTCTGCGAGGGTTTCCTCATTAAACTCGTATTGTTCCCCTTCGCCTCGGAGATTACGTTTACCAAAAAACATACTTACCTCAATGTCCAAATAAAAAAATAGTAACATGTTACCATATTACTATTTATATAAAATACGTTATTCTGACTTTTTAATTTAAATTACCGAAGTCTATATCAAACTTACCACCACACTCACATCGGTCCTTAGTAATGTATATCGTCCAATTTTCATTAGAACGTTCATTATCAATAGGTGGTAATGCACCACAGTCTTCACATACCATAGTAATTTCGTTTTTATTCTTACCCATTTTACTTTTCCCGTTTAATTTCGTCTTCATCAACGAGGTCAAAATCTGCATCGACTGCATTGAGTTGACTATTTTCTTTTGCTTTCATGTACATATCGAGAGCATCATTAGAACTAAGAACCATCTTATGATCTTCCTTAACCTCGTCCAAGTTTTGCTTTTTATTCTCAAGAACAAATTTAGCAATAGACTCGTTAAGGCTTCTAAGCTCCTTATACTGCCCTGTAATAGCATTTACCATTGTAGCGTAAACTTCATACATACGAGGCGGTGCACCTATCTTAATGTCCTTCTCTAGCGTTTCTAGGACACGTTTACTAGAAAGTATCAACCCTTTAATCTCTTTTTCAAGAAAATTAGAGTCTTTGATCCTTGCGGTAGTCAAAGCTGTTTCGATTTCCTCTTTCTTAGTATTGATATCAGCAACCTCTTG